GGCATCGCGGAACTGGGAGCTTCTGCCGTTGATCTTGCATTTGATACAAGCTACACACAAGATGTTACAGATTTTGCAAACACTGTCCGTGAGATGGGCGGCATTGACCCTGAAGGTGCGGCGGGTGAAATAGCTGAAGTTGTTACACAGTTTGTAATTCCCGGTCTGGGTGCGGCGGGTCTTGTCAGCAGACTCGGGCGTGTAAAAAACATGTCGAAGGTTGCTCAGAAAGCATCACAGATTGGTGCGGCTGGTGTAACAGATGCTGTAGTTGCGACAGACGGAGTAACCACCATAGGTGATTTTTTTGGTGGTGGTGTAACACAAACAACGGACACTGTTGGTCTTGAAGGTCGCGAAGCAGCAGCAGCCAAAATAGGTAACAAATTAAAAGTAGGTCTTGAAGCAGCAGGTGCTACTGCTGCCGTTGACCCTATACTAAAAGCACTCGGTTATGTGGGCAAGGGTGCGGCAGTAGTTGCTGCGCCAGTTGCTGCGCCAGTGGCAAGAGCAGCAGTAAATGCAGGTGAAGCTGTTAGCTCAAAAGTCTCTCAACTAGCAGCAGAGCACCCCCTTCTCGATGGTTTTCTTTCTTCTTTTAGGTTTCGTGGAAATCTTTCTCAAGAAACAGCAGAAGCTAGAAGTCGCATTCGCGGAGAAGTAGACGCGGAATTAGGTCAGGTTTCTAGAACTATTTTACAAATCGAAAAAGGCATGAATGATGCTCTTGATGCGGCAGAAAAAGGATTAGGTGACGCTTCGCCTTTAACTAAACAAGAAACTTTAAATGAATTTTACAGTTATCTTACAAAAGATGAAGTTTTTTTAGAACGTGCAGCGGCGGAAGGAGTTCCACCTTTAAAGCTGTTGCCTCCACAAATGCAAGATGCTGCTCGTAAAGCACGGGTTCAGGTAGATAGGCTATCAAAACAAATACAAGGTTCTGATTATCTGGCTCGTGAGAATCTTTCTGGCTCTGAAGCAAAAACTGCTGACGCAATACAAGAGAACATCGGATCCTACTTACGCCGCAGATACAAAATATTTGAAGACAAAAACTACGTTGGATCTGAAGCATTCAATCAAAACAGATTAGATACCATTGAATATTTTAAAAGCAATGCCGGGGCTGCTAAAAATATTGCGGAAGAGTTAGGAACTCAGCTAGATGAAGGGACTGACATATTAATTGAGGGCGGTAAAAATGTTCTAACAAAAGAAGCTGCTGAACGATTGACAGACAACTTTGTGTCTCAATACACGGGTCGTTCTTTAAAATCATTCGGAACTAAACAGGCTCAAACAGTTGCAGCCAACAGACTTAGAACAGGTTTATTTAAAAGTAGGCAGGCTAATAATGAAATGCTTCGTCGTTTAATGGGAGAGGTAAAAGATCCTATTGAAGCATTGACAACAACAGTTGCGGACATGGCAGAATTTGTGGCTACTGATAAATTCTATAAGTTCATTAACAACGATCTGGTCGATGATGCATCTGGTATGTTTATCTCACAGGAGTCTTTTAAAAGATTACCTACCGCAGCCAAAGGAGAATATGAACAGCTAGGAGAAGGTTTTGGCTCTTTGACAGATAATGTATACGCTAAAAACAATGTGTATAAAGATCTAACTATGCAAACAAAAGCCAACACAGGAGACTTCTCTCAAGTAATGAGAGCATCTTATTCAACTTTTTTAAAAGGCAAGGGTATTACACAGTATGGTGCCACAGTTCTGTCACCTGTCACACAAATTAGAAACTTCACATCATCCAGTCTTTTTGCCCTTGCACAAGGTAATGTAGGATCTGGTGCTAACTTGTTTGACTCGATTGGAACTGTGTGGAAGGACATTGTAAAACGCCCTGACAAGGCAAGTTACTTCAAAAACTTACAGCGCATGGGTGTTGTTGGAACACAGTCTCAACTCAGAGAAATTGATAACCTTATCTCTATGGGGTACGGCTCAACAAAAGGAGCAGTTGATGATGCGCTTGGGATACCTACCAGTGGTAAGTTAAGTCAAAAATTTAAACGTGGTAAAGCAGGAATGTTTTTAACCAGTGCTAATAAACGTATGCGTGATCTATACCAAGGTGGTGACGATGTCTGGAAGGTCTATAACTTTGAGTTTGAGCGCAATAAACTTCTGTCCGCTTTTGGAGGAGATGTAAACGCAACTGCTAAAGGAGTTCTTGGTGATAAAAATTTTGATTCTTTAATGCAAAAAGCATCCGCAGACGGAGTTCCTTCTAGCCGAGCATCGGCGGAGGCTCTTGATCAGTACGCCGCAAACATTGTAAAGAACACAGTTCCAAACTACGAGCGTGTACCTGAATTTATTAAAGGTATTCGTAAGCTTCCTGTCGGCAACTTTATTGCGTTCCCGGCAGAGATCTTACGCACCAGTGCTAATACGTTCAAGCAAGCTCTTGATGAACTCGCTAGTACAAATTCGGGGATACAACAAATTGGACTGCGACGTTTAATGGGTTTTACAACTACAACAATGGTTGTGCCGACTGCTATGCAGAAAATGGCGCTTGATCTTACGGGCACCACGCAAGAACAAATAGATGCTATACGAGAGAACGGTGCATCATGGGAACAAAATGCAATACTTTTACCTACCAGTACAAAAGTGGGTCCAAACGGAAAGAATATAATTACAGGTTATACAAACTACAGTTACACGAATCCTTACGGTTACTTATCTAAGCCAGCCCGTGCAATTCTTAATGCCGTGAGCAAAGGTGAAGACATGGGTTCAGACACGAGTAAGATAGCAACGGATGCTGTTATGGGTGCAGTAGCTGAAATGTTTGAGCCGTTTGCAGGAGAATCAATTCTTACAGAACGTCTTCTTGATACAACTATTAGAGGAGGCAGGACACAGACTGGTGCGAAAGTTTATCGTGATGACGTAGACACTCCCGGTGATAAAGTATTTAAGAGTATGGCACACATCAGTAGTGCGTTTGTTCCGGGGGGAGCAAAACTTCTTGGTGATATCAAAGCTCAGAAAAAAGAAACACAAGCACCCGGTATTGAATTAGGACGTTTAACCAGAGCGTTCGCAGAAAATACCGTTGATCCTGCTGGTAACGAACGCAAGATAGCTCAAGAAATATTTCGTACTTTTAGTGGAATCACCGAGACAGAAGTAAAACCAGACAACGTATTGATGTATCGTGGATTTGAGTATGGCAGAGCATTACAAAGTGCCTCACAAATATTTAATTCAGCAGTGTCTACAAGAGGGGTATTAGACCCAGATAATGCCGTTGAAACATATAGAGAAGCTAACGAAACTCGTTTCAGAGTAGTTAATGAAATGTATCGAACTATTGAAAATATGCGTAAGTCTGGTATGCCTGACTATGAAATCCGTAAAGCTCTTAGAAAAAATAAAGTAGCTGATGTCAACGCTCTTATGCGAGGAAGATTTGTTCCATTTAGACCTAGTTCAGAAATAAGAAAACGTGTTCGTGGTTATGGCAATAGACTTCCAATGCCTGAAATAAATGCAATTCGGAGAGAGTTTCGTCAACGTGATTTAGGTGAGCCAGTTGAAGAACAAAAAGAATTATCACCCGTAGATGATAATTTATTCTCAGACGCACAAGATGATAATTTATTTTCAAACGCACAACCAGTACAGCAACCACAACAAATTGCCGCAGCCTCGGCTCCTCCCGTGGCAGCGCAAGCGGAGGTTGGTAGCCCCTTGTCAACCTCCGCACCAATTTCTATTGCTAACAACCAGCAGCTTCAACAGCAGCTTCTTGGTGGTGGTAACCCGATTAATGCTGCTAAAAATGCACAGATTTCAAGGACGGTATGATGAACAAAGATCAGTTAAGGGTGGAACTTGCAGACGACGAGGGCTGCAAGTATTCCATATATTTAGATCACTTAAATTTGCCCACGCTGGGAATTGGTCACCTCATTACTGAGGCAGACCCGGAGTTCGGTGAACCCATTGGTACGGAGGTGTCTGAAGAGCGAGTGCGTAAAGCATTCAACCTAGACGTAGCTGTGACCATAGATGAATGCAAAGTATTGTACGATGACTTCGATGACCTGCCTGAAGAATGCCAGCATGTCATAGCCAACATGATGTTTAACATGGGTCGGCCTCGCCTATCCAAGTTCAAAGGCATGAAAGCTGGATGCGATGCCCGGGACTGGAACAAAATGGCAGACGAAATGGTCGATTCGCGGTGGCATGATCAGGTTCCGAACCGGGCCAAGCGTTTGGTCAAGCGTATCCGTGATCTAGCAAAAGACTGAAATCATTAAATAAAAACATCGATTCTCGTGGAGCTCGTGATCAATGAACGTACCAGTATACCCTCAAGGCCCTGAGAATCGCTGTCCGAGGTGCCAAGCACCATTAAAAGTGATCCAAGTGCATGGTCATGGGCAGTGCAGCTACTGTAAGGCGGTGATCGATGACTGTTGTCAGGGCGAAACCTGTTCGGTTACGTCTTCAGACCAGAAATCCTATCGCACCTAGCTCCGCTAACCACAAACTTAGACAACTCTGGGTTGTTCATCACTTCGATGGTCATCTCTGCCGCTCGATCGTTGCACTGACCGATGGTCTCATACGGTCCACGCATGTCCTCGAACACTTTGCAGCTTGATGTGTCAACAATCAGACACACTAGTATCATTGCTTCAAACATTATCTTTCACCTTACCTAAAGTCCTAAATAAAAGTATATCTATATCCACAACAGTTTCTACGTCTGCGAGATCATTGCGGTCATATCTTCCGCCCTGTCTCTCAGGATAGTCTTTGTTTAAAGGCACATAGCCTAATTCATCTGCCCATTTAACCACCAAGATTGTGTTTAATCCGGTGGATTTATTGATCTGTTTCGCAGAGTCAATCTTTTTCTTAGATATCATGTATGTGGAATATTTATTTTTTTTATTTGTTCTATTTTTTATTTCAACAAATCCGACAGCTTCACCTTTTCTTATGCTCACAAAATCAACGGAAGATGTCTTTGGCATCTTGAAAAGATTACAGTTCCATAATTGCGCCAAAGCTGTCGCAATTTTACTTTCTTCAAATAAATCTTTTTGCGTTTCATACAAAGGTCTCATTCTACTTCCCCCCAGTTATCCACCAAAGCCATGTCAACTTCAAATGGTACGTTAAGTTTCGGAATACAGTTTTCCATAATATCAACTATCCTATCTGCCTGCTCCTTAGATTCGATGCTAAAACAAAGCTCATCATGTACGGTTAACATAGGAAGCAGGCCCTCCTTATAACAGTCCACCATCGCTTTCTTTGTCTGGTCGGCACTCGAACCTTGGATCAGTTTGTTCAGCGCCTTGTATGTAAAGGCACGACGTATCATACCCTTGCCGCCATACTCCTTGGCAGCTTCCTCGAGCTTCATAGCTTTGTTATAGCCAAAAGACTTAGGCTCCCACATATCAAACCTGCACTTGCGACCAAGCCATGTTCGGATAGCACCGTTGGTAGCTGCTGTCCCGGCTGCTAGATCTGCAATACCTTTCACAAAAGGCACCCTTTCATGGTACTTTTCAAGCAATGTCTTGGCTTCATCTTCCTTGATGTCCATTACACCAGCCAGCTTCTTGCGCCCCATACCATACATAATACCAAGGTTTACAGTCTTGGCCTCCTTACGGGTTATGTCGGCAAGATCTGCCACCATCTGGTGGAAGTCAGCGTTGCCCTCTTTATACATTTCAACTACAGTATCAATTTGAGGGTGACGATTTACCCCGGTCAGTTGAGCGCAGTAATGCGCTAAACATCTAGGCTCCTGAGAAGCGTAGTCAAAGCTACCCCACTTTGTCCCTTCTTCTGGTAGGAACAGCCCACGGATCAAAGACTTGATCTCTGGATCTCTCGCAGGGATTTGCTGTAGATTCGGGTTGCTTGATGAAAATCTTCCCGTGACCGTACCACCTTCATCAGAACGAAGAGGATTAAAGTCACAATGAATGCGCCCTTTACACGAATGTTCAAGGATTGTCTCAACAAAGGTAGTGTTTGCCTTGTTAAATTCACGCAATTTCACAATTTTCTGTGCAATTGGGTGCGTGTGGTTCACAAGAAATTGTTTTGTAAAGGAGGGAGCATTCGTATTCTTTGTCCTTTTATACGAGATCCCAAGAGAGTCGAACGCTCGTGCTATAGATGCAGCTTCCCAAGGGGAGACAGCGACCCCGGTCTCTTCCTTTATTTGTTTAAGTAAAATATCTTCTCGTTTCTTTAAATCTTTCTTGACTAACTCAGCTTTGTCTATGTCAACCCGAACGCCCTTTGTTTTCATGTCTAGCAGGCACGGCAGGAGACTGGACTCTAGCTCGAAGATGCTGCTGACTTCATCCTTGATGATCTCAGGTCGCAGCCTGTCCCAAAGACGTAGGGTTACCGCAGCATCCTGTTCGGCGTAGCTGCCTACAAACTTTGACGGCAATCTCCACATCCCGCTTTTGGGATCGACATGATACATCGCAGCCGCAGCCTTGAGCATCTTCTCGTTCTTGTACTCCCCGAGATACTCTCCGGTCAGAGAGTTTAGATTGTAGTACCTACGGTTTTCGTTAAGCAGTGGCGCGGCTATCATGGTATCGATTATCGGACCTTGGACCTCGATCCCTGCCCAGCGCATCCATCCCAGATCGTACATGGCATTGTGCATAACCTTCTCGATCTTGGGTGTCGCCATCTGTTTCTTCAGCCAGTTAACCACCAGCTTCTCCGGCAGGTTGCCATCCTCATGACGCACAGGATAGTAGCCAACGA